TGTTCCAACCCCCTTCCCCTAAAGGGGAAGGATATAAGGCGAGCCGCCCGCAGGCGCGCAGCTCAAGCCTGTGCGTCTTGTCAGACGAAATTGCCGCACTCGCGCGGCGAGTGCGAAGGCTAACCGTTTCGCACCGCCACCCCGAACGGTTTCACGAAGAGAAGAGCGAGATTGAGCATCAGCTTCATTGCCTTGCCCGATCCATCCACCCCAACCCGACGAAAGGCTGAGAAGATGACTGCGAAGACGAAAAACGAGCTTGCCACCGAAGCGGCCGACCTGATGGGCGACGTGCTGGTGACGCTGCAACGCCTCACCGGCCTACCGACCGAGTGCCTGTTGGCAGGCGCACATGCCCAGATCGTGGCGACCATGGCGGCTAGCCTTGGCGGGCCGAAAGCTGCCCAGATGATCCGAAGCGCGGCAGACCATGTCGAGCATCAGCCTTCGCTGCATGCCGCCGCGCTGGCCTTCGCGCGCCCCGCAGGTCGGGCCTGACCGGCGCGGGTCCTTCCCGGCCACCCCCCGGTGCGGGTAATTCGCGCCCCGACAATTCAAGCTATGCAGAAGAAAAATCAGAGGGTTAAACAAGTGAAGGTGCTAGAGGAATTCGAGTTGGGCGGCAGGAAGGTGTCCCGCATTGGCGGCGCGGACCTCTGCGCCCTGCTGGATATTTCACCCGCCGCCCTGACCGATCTGAAAAAGCGCGGCATTGCGGTGCATCTTGCCCATGACAGTTACGACCTCTGGGCGACGGTGCAGGCTTACGTCGCGCATCTGCGCAGTGTGGCCGCCCGGTGGGGCAGTGAAGACCAGGCCGAGACGCTGACCGCCGCCCGTGCCCGGCTGGCTCGTGAGAAGGCCGACGAAGCCGCCCGGCGCAACGCTGTGGCGCGTGGGGAGCTTGTGCAGGCCGCAGACGTGGTCCGGGGGTGGTCGGATACCCTGCGGGCCGTTCGTGCCGGTCTGCTGGCCGTCCCATCGCGTCTGCGGGCCTCTTTGCCCCATCTGTCTGGGTCGGATGTGGCGCTGATCGACCGGGAAATCCGCACAACGCTGGAAGGGCTGGCCAATGGCGACGATTGAAACCATGCGGGCCGAGGCCCTGCGCGCCCTGCTTCCGCCGCCCAGGCTGCGCCTGTCAGAGTGGATCGAGCGCGAGGTTTGCTTGCCCGAGGGCGTCTCGGCACAGCCCGGCCAGGTGCGGCTGTGGCCGTTTCAACGGGAAATCGCGGACGCCATTGGCGACCCGCTGATTGAGCGGGTGACGCTGGTCAAGCCGGTGCGCGTGGGCTTCACCACGCTGCTGACCTCGGCCCTTGCCAGCTTCGTGGCGAATGACCCCGCGCCGATCCTGTTTCTGCTGCCCGCTGAGGCCGATTGCCGCGACTATGTGGTGAGCGATGTGGAGCCGATCTTTGGGGCCTCGCCTGTCGTCGCCTCGGTCCTGTCGGGCGATCTGGACGAGGCCGAGCGCAACACGCTTCTGTCGCGGCGCTTCCCCGGTGGTTCGCTCAAGGTCGTGGCCGCGAAATCGCCCCGGAACCTGCGGCGGCACAATGTCCGGCTGCTGTTCATCGACGAGGCTGACGGCATGGAAAAGACCCAGGAAGGTTCCCCGATCCTGCTGGCCGAGCGCCGCACCCTGTCATTCCCTGACCGCAAGATCATTCTCGGATCGACCCCGGTTCACGAAGAGACAAGCCACGTCCTGCGAGCCTATGCGCAATCCGATATGCGGGTCTTTGAGGTGCCATGCCCTGAATGCGGCACCTTTGCGGAAGTGACGTGGGACGCAATCACCTGGGACGAGGGCGCGCCGGAATCGGCCCGCTGGCGCTGCCCGAGCTGCGCGGCCGAGGTGGCCGAGCGGCACAAGCATGCCATGGTTGCCCAAGGCCATTGGCGCGCCCTGCGGCCCGAGGTAACCGGGCACGCGGGCTTCCGGCTGAATGCCCTGATCTCGCTGCACGAGAATGCCGCTTGGTCAAAGCTGGTGAAGGAATTCCTTGCGGTGAAGGATGACCCGACCACGCTGCAAACCTTCGTCAACACGATCTTGGGGCAGGGGTGGCGGGCTGACGGCGAAGAGCTGGACGAAGGCGGCATGGCCGCGCGCGCCGAGGGCTTCGGGCTGGATCTTGTGCCGCCCGAGGTGCTGGCCCTGACTGTGGGCGCGGATGTGCAGCATGACCGCATCGAGCTGACCTATTGCGGCTGGACGGAAGCGGGCTGCATGCTGATCCTCGGGCATCGGGTGATCTGGGGCGCTTTCGACGCGGAAGAGACGTGGGCTGAGCTGGACGCGATGCTGACCGAACGCTTCCCGCATGCCCTGGGTGGCAAGATCGGAATCGACGCGACGGCGATCGACGCGGGCGACGGCACATCAATGCACCGCGTCACTGCCTTCTGCACCCCGCGCACCCGGCGCAAGGTCATGGCGATCAAGGGCGCGCCCGGCAACCGGCCGGTGATCGAGCGGGCCGGGTCCAAGACGAAGACCGGCGCGCGGCTGTGGATTGTCGGGGTGGACACGGTGAAGGCGCAGCTCTTCGCCCGCTTCCCGCGCCCAGGCATGATGCGGTTTTCCGAAAGCCTGCCCGCCGTCTGGTATGAACAGGCGGCGAGCGAAAGGGCGGTCGTGCGCTATGCCCGAGGCCAGCCGGTGCGCAGCTTCATCCGCATTCCGGGGCGTCGGGCCGAGGCGCTGGATTGCACCGTCTACGCCTTCGCCGCGCGCCAGGTGGTGAACATCAACCCCGAGGCCCGCCGCGACGAGCTGGCGCAGATCGAGGCGCAGCCGGTGGCGAAGCGGCCGGTGCTGGCGTCGAGCTGGATGCAGAGGCGGTAGGGGCAGGAAATCCTTCAGGCAGAAGCTTCAGCGCCTCTTCATATGAAAGCTCAGGATTACCGCGAGACATCAAGCGCGCTAGATCTTCCCGCGTGTAGCCAGAGGGCAGTTGGCGCAGCACCTGTGCTTCCGAGGATGCCGGAAGGAAATAAATCTGCGACAGGCCGTTGCTACCGTGACCTTGGACGAATTGCCCGTGTTCGGGGTCAATTTTCGCATTCACCTCGACCATGCGGTCATCCAAATCTTTGTGCGTCGGCGCGGCTTGGATGTAGGCCACTAGGTCGTTGATCACCTTTGCAGTGATCTCTGCCGACATCGCTGGATACTTTTCCTCCAACGTTGCGACTATCTCGGAATTCATGCTGCGGTTGTTTGCATCTGCGACAGCCTTAATTCGGTCGCGCATCCCCTCGGGGAGGCGAAGCATGAACTTATCCTGCTGGTCGCTTGGAAACGGTGGCTTTGTCATGATGTCGAGTTGACACCGATTTAGTGTTGACGCAATGGTGGCGAATCGATATCAGATACTGGTGTCGAGTTGATACCATGAGGCAATCATGACAGACCGCAAACCCCTGCAGCTTCGTCTGCCTCCCGACCTCAAGGCTTGGCTCAAGGCCGAGGCCGAGAAAAACGGCGCAAGCCAGAACAGCGAAGTGATCCGCGCCCTGCGCGCGGCAATGGTGCGCACCGCCGCCCCGCAACCCTCCAACTAACGCAACGGAGATAGCCATGACCGCCCAGACCCCCGCGCCGGGGAACGATCCCGGCTTGCCATCCGCCCGCCTGTTCGAGATCCGCGACTGCTTGACCCTCGCCCTTGATGCGACGGAATGCAGCGCGGGCTATCCGCAGCACCTTCGCGAGGCCCGCAGCTACATGCGTGCCGCCCTGCGCCAGGCCGACAAGCTGATCGGTGCCGCGCAATGACTTCGGAACAGATCTCGCACTTTCTCGACGCCCTGGACGAGCTGCATGACGGCATCTGCCTGGTCGATCTGATCGGCATGACCACGCGCCACCCTTCTTGCAGTGATCACCACGCCCTCGCGGCCGGTGTCCGCGTTGCGCTGGATCGGCTGCAAGCTGCGCAGCGCATTTTCAAACTGGTGCAGGACAAAGGGACAAGCGCACGATGACGCCGCCAAAGAAAGACCTCTACCCGCTTCTGGGCGCACATGGCGCACCGACCAAAATCGACGAGTTGGTGATCTACTGCCAGCGCCTGCAAGGGCTGATCGAAGTCGCATTCGACACGCTGGAAGGCGTGGAGCTGACCCCGCAGACGAGGAACGTCCTACGCCTTCTGGGCCTGACCTGCGACCTGATGGAACCGATGATCGACCATCTGGATGCGCTGCCAAGGGGGGCCACATGAGGGGGTGGTTCATGGTCAAGGTTGTTGCCCCGTTGGCGTTTCGTCTCGGCCTCAATCTCAACCGCGTATTCTTTCCCAAACTTGCCCGCGAGCGTGGCGAGCCTTGGACGGCCCGCGCCCTCAGGGCCAAGGCTTGCGAGCGTGACCGCGACGCCCTGCCGAGGGTCATTAATTGAGAAGCGCAATTCCTGAAGTTGACAGACGGCTCGTCTGGTGGCAACTTCGAGAATGAAATTTCTCGAATGAGGTTGCCATGAACCACAACACCGCGCGCCAAGAGGTTCTTGGCCTGATCACCGGACGCAGCG